TCATACCCGATCTGAAAGGACATCTTGATACCCGCTCCCGGTTTGAACGCCGCGCAGCTGCGCCGGCATTGCATTGCGTTTGTGGACGACCTGTTCAACTACCCCCGTTTGAGAAACCTGCAATGCGGTCGCCTTGGTCATTGCATTCACGCAAAGGAAAACGTCCCGTTCGAGGAACCACCCATAGAAACGCGCGTCCACCGAGCGTGCGTTCCACACGCTGTGAGATTGCGGCTCCATAATATGCAGGTCCGCAAACCGAGCTCCTGGCGGTAGGGCCAGGTGGTCACCGATGATGAATTTCGCGAAGAGAGCCATCACCTGACCGATGGGCGCTTCGGCGCCCCAGTCGGGAGGAACCCCTGGAAGGGTGTTTTTGATCCAACCTTGGACATAGTCATTCAACCAGAATTGCCGGTGCGGCATCAGCCCTGGGGGTAGTGCGTTAATGATGTCGTCTGGTTGCTCGAAACCATTCGCCCTTAACAACGCAGACATTGATTGTTTTGTCAATTTCTCTTTTAGTCCAAGGGGATTAACATAATGTTACCCCGCCAGACTCCCCAAGCTTGACGTATTTGTCAATTTCCCCTAGAGTTCTATGTAAGGCTGGATTCGGCAGTTTCAACCATTCTTAGCATATTCGCTGATCCGCCACCACTTTGGAGCTAATGCAATGGAAAATGGCCTTTATTCGGCGGTCTTCGGCACTCAGATGGGTGACGGCACGGGGATCGTGTTTCTTCAGGATGGTCAAGCCCGCGGCGGCGATTCGCTGATGGCCTACACGGGCACCTACAAGGTGACGGGCGACACCTTGGTCGCCGACCTGCTGGTGAAGAAGCACGCCAATATCCCAGGCATGCAGTCGGTCTTCGGCCGCGACATGGTGAACATCACCATCCGCGGTCGCATCAGCGGTGACCAGGTGGAACTGACCGGCACGGCCAAGGAAGTGCCGGGCGCTCAGTTCAAGGCGCGCCTGAAGCGCATCAGCAACTAGACGGCACGGCCGCCGCAGCAATGCGGCGGCCTTTCTTTGATCAGGAGGATCAATAATGGCTGGTAACGAGAAGTCTGGCACGAGGGTCGGTCAGATCGCGTCGAAGGGCCTGAAGGCTCCGAGCTCGCTGACCAACAAGGAAATCAAGACCATCGCCGCGTCGGCACTGACGCAGCGGCCCGACCACTCCAAGGGTGGCGGCAAGAAGAAGTAGCACCCTACCCCGCTAGGCCGCCTCCGGGCGGTCCTAGCGGGTCTGGCTTCAGCAGCTGCTTCACCTTGTCCAGCTTCCGGCTGCAGTCGCGCCAGGCGTCCCTGTAGCGATACGTGACGGCCAGCAGATCCAGGTCGGTCGCGATCGTCGCCGGGTCGACGGCCGGCGCTTCGGCACAGGTCAGCAGGGCGCCATCAATGTTCGGTTCCAGGTAGCGCACCTGAACAGGCGGCGGCGGCTCCTTCAGGGTTTCCTTGATACCCGTCAAGACATTGCAGCCAGCCAAGGCCGGCGCGGACAGTGTCACCAATAGGGCGCAGATCAGCAGTCTTTTCCGCATGGCGTCTAAGCTCCTTGATCATGTTGTTGCTGGTCGAAATCTGCGTGCGATAGGCGGCGATCGCTTCGGCCGCCGCCTGGGCCGATGCTTGCGCGCGGGCGCGATAGGCGTCGAACGCGGCGACGTTCTGGCGGTTGATCTCCGCCAGCTGCTCATGGGCGGCCTTCCACTGGTCGCGGTCGCTCATCGCCTCCTTGAGCTCCGCCGCCTTCTCCTGCACGGCAAGCCCGGCCGATCGCACCTCCATCTTCAGGACGGCGATGTAACTGGCGACGATCACGGCCGCCGCGGCGATGGCGATCCACTTCCAGGGCAGCGCCTTGGCGACGGCCGGAATGGCTGCCAGGGGGATCACAGCCGCCCCTCCTGGCGCTTCCGATACAGCCACCACAGGACGAAGCCGATGGCCCCGGCGGCGACCACGGCGCCGGCCAGCGGCACATAGCGGACCAGTTCGATGATCGGTCCCGCCGAATAGGCCAGATCGGACGCCTGCCGGGCGACCTCCGCCGCCGCCGCAAGTCCGCCCGCCCCCGCCGCGACGACGCTGCCGGCAACGCTGCCGGAGGTTCCCAGGCGCGGCTCCGGCGCCAGGAACTGCGGCATGGGCGTCCGGTCGGCATCGCGCGCGGCCTTCAGATACAGCGCCGCCTCCCGCATGCGGCGCGACACCAGGCCCGGCAATTCCACCTTCCGGCCGTCAACCGTCGCCTTGATCCACAAGCCGAAGGCGCGGCCGGCCGCCGGGAAGTCGCCCCGATTATGCGCCTTCAGGACGGTCGACTTGGCGAAAGCACCCTCGCCGATGTTGAACGCGAGACTCACCATCGCGGCCAGCTGGTTGGCGTTCGGCATCACGCGGCACAGCGGCAGCACCCGTTCGCGCACCGCCTGCAGATCCCGCGCCAGGATGGCGTCCGCCGCTTCCGGCGAAACGCGGTCCCCGGGCTTGACCCCTGCCGTGTGGCCATAGCCGATGGTCCAGATCCCGGCCGGGCACTTGTAGGCACCGAGCCTCAGCCCCTCGTAGTCCTTGACCAGCGCAACACCTTCCTCTGCGATCGGCCATCGGCTCATCACAGTCACTCCTTCCATCGATGTCGGAATTGATCAGTTGCCGCCGTGCAGCTTCATCTTGATCGCCAGCCCCGCGACCAAAGCGGCCAGGATCGCGGTCGTCACCACGCGCAGCATCTGTTCGCCGACGACGCGTTTTGCCGTGCGGTAGGACTTCAGCAGGTTGCGTAGATCCTTCACATCGTCGGCGGACTTCTCGTCATGCAACCCGACGCTGTGCAGCGCCCGTCGCGCGCCCTCTTCCGCTGCTTCGTTGATCAGCGACTTCAGCTGCTCTTCGCTCAGTTGGTAATAGATCATCGGCAATGACCCTTAGAGCAATTCGACCATCTCGAATGGCCGCGACCGAACATTGAGCGCGCGGCCGGTAACTGGCTGCAGATCCGTCATGGTGCCGATGATGGCCTCCGACGCAGCGTCGGCGGCATCGGGGTCCGGGATCATCAGGAACGGCGCGTGATCGCCGACGCGATCGTCGATCTGCCGCATCTGGGTCTTCGCTTCGGTCGGCGTCGCGAAATCCAGCGCAAACCGCTTCACCCGCGCCTTCGGCCGCCGCAGGGCGTAGACCTGACCGCCCTTCGAGATTTCGCGCACTGTCTCCGTCTGGACCCCGTCCTGGAAGCCCCAGGAGAAGTTCCGCGCCGGCTGCCACCAATCGCCGATCCAGGCATAGCCGACGTCGATGAACGCCGCCCCGCCATCGGCGAGATCGACCTTCACGTAGTGGGCGGTCTGCGCCGCGGGAAAGACGCGGAGGCATTGCTTGCGCCCATCGAAACCCGTCGCCGCTCCGGCCGCGACGATGCCGCTGTCATACACGTCGCCGGCATGGGCATCCGAGGTGCTGAGCCTCACCCGCAGCGTCGCGGCTGGGCTCAGGGTAACGCCCAGCAGCATCAGGACCCGCATCGGCTGCGCCGCGCCCAGATCCGCGGCGAACCACGCGGACGCCGCCAGCGCGCGCCAGGCGGTCACCACTTGCGGCTTCACGATGTTGCCGACCCTGCCGTCATCCGTTTCCGCGCTTGCGGCGAGCTCGGCGCCGATCAGCAAGTTGGACCAGGCGAGAACGGCATTGCTCATCGGATCACCAGAATACGGTCAGGAATGAATCGACATTCGAGGCGGCGACGCCCTGGCCCACGACCACGACGTTTCGGCCGCCGCTCAGCCCATAGCGGGGATAGTCGACGGCGATCGTGGCGCCGAGCGGCAGCTTGTAGCCTTGCCGCTTGGTCCGCAGCCGCGCCATCTGCCGCGGCGCGGAATAGACTTCGAAGATCAACTCCGCCATGGCCTGGGCGTCCGCCTCGCCGGCGAAGGCGCTTTCCAGCGTGAACTCCTGCGCCCGCAGGCTGCGGGTGCGCACGGTTGGATCTTCGACCGTCACATAGCGGCTGGCTTCCGTCAGGAACGCATAGCGGGCCGGGTCGCCGCTCACGATCGATCCGCCAATCTGGGTCACGTCCAGCGGCGTCCAGTTTCTGCGATACCCCACGCGCACCCGCCAATACGGCGGATCGATCGCCTCGGGCAACGGCACCATGTCGAAATCCAGGATATCCTTGACCGCCAGCCGCGCCCGCGGCTTCTCGAGCGGCAGCGAGGTGCGGCCGACTTCGATCCCGCCAAGCCGGTTGCTGCACCACCAGCCGTTGACCCCGGCCATGATCTGATCGATGACCTCCGTCGCCGTGATCGCTTCGATGCCGACATAGATGCCGATGGCGCCGGGGATATCCAGGCGCAGCGCATCGAAGGTGTGGCTTTCAAACCAGGAATCGTCCAACCCCTGGAAGTCATGCAACACGCGAAACGCGATCTCCGCCGCGCGGTCGATATAGGCGCCGGCGGGCGCATCGCCCTTCACGTCCAGCGTCAGGGTCTTCGTCGGCGCCGTCCCCAGCTTGACATAGCCGCCGGACAGTTGCGTCTTGAACTGACCGGGGCTGACCGATGCCGCCGTGATGTCCGCCACGTCTCCCGCCGGCGTGAAGGCGACGCCGCCGTCATAGCAGCCGGTCACCGCCAAGGCCGCGCGGCTGTGGAACTGATAGACCAGGTTCGCCGCGTCGACGAGAACTGGCTGGATGTTGTAGAGTTCGCCGAACGCGAGCGGGCGGAACTTGCCCTTGATGTCCGATCCACCTTCCAGGCTGCCGCTGCCGGCATAGGTCGGGCGCGTGACCGGCACGTCCAATTGCCACGAGGCATCGCGCACCCCGGCTGAAATCTGGGCGTCGTCCGCCTGACGCCAGGCCGATGTCGTCCCCTTAAAGATCGTGTCGAAGGCCGAGAACGGCCCGCCGCGGGGTCCCTGCAGCACGCGCACGGGCCGCCCGTCGACGGCCGCCGTCAGCAGGGTATCGAGCTCGCCATCGGCATTGATGATGACCACGTCCCCGATCGTCGGCACAGAACGGCGGGCGCCCCCCGGAACCACCGGGATCGCCCGCTCGAGGTTCAGGGGATCGACGACCCGCGGCGCGAAATGCCGGTTGGCATAGGCCTCGTCATCCGGCCGGCCCGTCCACCCGATATCGGACAGCAGGATCTCGATCGGCCCCACGACCCCAGCAAGGCCACCGCCGCTCAGCAGTGAGCTCGACAGCAGCGAACGGCGGCTAAGCATCCGTGGCGTCCCGGAACGGGGTCAGGATGACGAGATGCACGACATCGATTTCCGCGTCGTCGTCGATCTCGATTTCATAGGGAACGAGCTCGCTCGGTGGCGGAGCCAAAAATGGCGTCGCCGCGAGGGTGCGCAGTGCGAGCATGATCAGCCTTTGCGCGGAGGTTGCAATTCTGCCTCGGTAGCGATACCGCGGGCTATGAGCAGATTACGGATCGCTCTTAGCTCTTCCGCCATTTCCGTCCCAGGTTCCGGCTCAGGCCAATTCGGTGCGACAAAAGTGCTAACTTCGCCGCCCGCGGCGCGCCAGGACTGGAGCTTTTGCCACAGATCCGGCCGGTCGCGCTCCGTCACCACCACGTCACCGCAATCCTCCGTAGTTACCACGATCGCATCGCCTTCCTGGTTTGCGACGCGAGCGGTCATGATCGTGTATGCCGGCATCGCACCAATGATCTCGCCACCAGAGATGCGGAAATCCGATAGTTGGCGCCATAGCTCCCGCGGCGAATCTGGATTCAGCCTGATGGTTGCACCTGATTGCGTTTCTATGTCGATTTCACGTCCATTCACATTGACAAGGCGAGCCGCCTTGATCTGCAGTATCATGCGTTGTGCTCCTACGGATTGTAGACTTCGACGATGAGAACTGCTCTCGATGCTCCACCGAACAACCGGCCAGCCGCGTTTCCGTTGAACCGCATATTCCCGGTGCTTGCGCCCGCGCGGACGGAATATGTATAGGTCCCAGCGCCTGGGGTTTCCTCCACCTCGGTGCAGTCTGGACCCGGCAAAGTCGCGCCATATTCCTGGTTTGACCCGACGTTGAGACAGGTCGTGCCGCGGAAGATTGGGCAGATCTTTCGGGCATTACTTGTCGCAGCAACGCCGTAACCCGTAAACCGTGCACGGACTCTCTGCCCGGACGCAACCACCACGCCGGCGATCGAAAGAATCTGCGTCCCTTCCGAGGAAGTCGGCGTCGTATCATCCAATGGGATTGTTGCCGAAAGGTCGGCGTTCGCCGTGTATTCCGCGTAGTAGGTAGCCGCCAGCTTCTGGACCACAGGTGTCTCGACCAGGGCCTTCCCGCTGAATCTGGTGTAGTCCGTAATAGCCCACACATCGGCACCAAGATGCCGAATTCGGAAGCGATCGCCCGCCGCTGCGGCGATGTTGGCACCGCTCGGGCAGATTAGGTTCGCGCCATTGGTGATCGTGAAGCCGGTCACGACCTCGAAATGATGCTCGATGCCATTCGGCGCGCCGGACCACAGATTGGCGATCGTCGTGGTTCCCGTGATCCGATGATGCGATCCGTCCCGGGCATCGGCCGGCTTCGCCAGCGTCGCCGCCGACGCGATGTCCGCGCCGACGTTCGATCCAGGCCGGTGTCCGGAAACCACGATCCATGAATCCAGGCTTTCGTCGGCGACAAGCCGGACCCGCGCCGTCTGCTCCCAGGCCCCATGTCCAGCCTGGTCGCCGGACTTGAACAGGACGGGCTTCGCCACGAGGGCGTTAAGCTTCGCCGTCACGGTGGCGGTCGGCATGCCGGCCGCCTCGAACTCGACTTCCAGACCATCGACGAAGACCGGCGTCTCGACATTGGTCAGCAGCACCAGTGCGTTGACCGTGCTGGCGCCGTCATGCGTCGCCGTGATCAGCTTCCCGCCGATCGGTCCAAAGAGTTCCGCCGGCGCGTCGCAGAAGATCTGCTTGTCGCTCGCATCGCCCCAGACGATCGCCGAGCCGGTCGACGACTTGATCAGGCGGTCCCGGCTAAGCTGATTGGGCGCCACTCCGGTATTCAGCGTGCCCTCGTTGCACTCCCAGGCGCCGTCCTTGGCGACCACATAGATCACCTTCGCCCCATTGGGAAACGCCGCGGCGAAGGTCCGCTTGCCCGTCACGATCCCGTCCAGCGTGTAACTGCCGGAGCCCGTCGTCTGCGTCGTCTGCTCGACCCGATCTCGAAGCATCGCCTATTCCCTCGCTCGCGCGCGGCTGATCCGCGCATCCCGGTTGTTCTCTTTCTGCATCTTGACCAGCGTATCGATGCCCTTGCCGAACCTGTTCAGGGCGGACAGCATGCCGATCTGCACATCGTCCCGGCCGGACGGCACCGCGACACCCCGCTCCGCGAAGGCCTGCGGTCTGCGCAGCCAAGTCGCGGGGCCGTGTTCCTTCGGCCCGAGCGCCTGACGCAGGATCTCCGCCGTTTCCTTGTGGTTGAAGACGCGCGCCGGTCCGGTCGAGATCAGCTCCGCGCCGCGCTCCCCTGCGAACATCAATCCGCCGCTGTGCCATCCGCCCTGGGCGAAACCCGGAATGCCCGCGATGTCGCCGAACTTCTTGGCGAGCGCGATCACTTCCTGGAACACCTTGGCGTAGCTCTCGGTCGACCCGAAGAAATCCTTCAGGATCGAAAGATAGGCGCCGGACTTGTCGCGAAACTCCTGGCCGCCGATCGACTTCGCCGCCTCATATTGCAGCCGCGCCTGCTCCAGTTGGTCACGCGGCGACAAGGCGCTGAGCTCGCCGAACTGCAACTGGTTGACGAAGTCTTTCCAGGTGTCGGCAACCCCCTTTAGCCCCTGGTCCAGGACCTGTTGCCGCTTGATCCCATACAGCTTCTCCAACTCCAACAGGTCCAGGCCCAGCTTCTCGGCCACGGCCTTCCGGCCCGCATAGTCCTTTTCGAGTTGCTGCAGCGCGAACTTCTGCGGGTCCGTCAGTTGCAGCAGCTCTTCTGCGACCGTCTCCGTGAAGTCGCGGCGCATCGCCGCCAGCACCTGCGGGCTCGAGATGCCGAGTTCTTCCGCCTGGGCATTGAACTTCGCCAAAGAGGTATTGAAGTCGTTGACCGCTTTCTGAGCAGCGTCGCTGGCGGTCCGGACCTTGTCGAAGCCGTCGACCCACTTCGTGAAGTTGATAACCTCCATGACCTTGTCGACATCGGTCAGGACATTGGACATCGCCCCCTTGTTCTTGCCGCCATCGGTATAGAGATAGCGGAAGGCCGATTGCGTCGACGCTCCGGTTCCCGCCACGTTGCCCTGCAGCGCCGTGGCGAAGAGCGTGCCGGCGGACAGCGCCTTCAGGGCGTCTTCGACCGTCGCATAGCGGCTGATCTCGCCGGAGATGTTGTTCAGGCCAAGGCTCTTCAGGTCGGCGAACATCGTCGCCTTGTAGAACTCGCTCTTGGTCTTGCCGCCCTTCGTGCTGTGATAGTAGCTGAGGCGCATCCGCGTGGCGGGGTCCAGCGTCGCGCCGGCATTCGCGAGCGCCAGCGTGATCGCTTCCCGCGCCAGATCCCCGAGCTCGTCGCCCATGCCGCCCCGGACCTTGCCGTCCGTATCCGTGTAGTCGATGGTCGGGAATCCGAACGTCCCCGCCTTCAGCCAAGCTTCGGCCTCGTTCTTCTTCAGCTTCGGCTTCTTCTTGCCGAGCAACCCGCCGATCACGGAGCCGAGCAATCCACCGACAGCCCCGCCGATTGGACCAAGGCCGAAGATCGATCCGACTGCTGTTCCAATGCCCGTCAGGCCGGCCGTTACGCCAGACTGAAGCATGCCCTGCCCGGATAGCAGCGATGCTCCGAAAGCAAGCGCGGCGCTGCCTAGCCCGCCACCAAGGGGCGTATTCAGGAAATTGGCGACGTTGCCGAGCATCGTCGGCGCGCCGCCGACCGTGCGACCGATGTTCCCGAGCGTCTGGACGGGAGTATAGAGATTGCTAGGCCCGACGAGTGCGCCGAAGATATCGCCCAGCCCGCCCATGCTGGGCATGCTGAAGCCGCCGGTCACCCCGCCACCTAGGCTCGGGGTGCCGCTGCCGAAGGTCGCACCACCCCCGAGCCCGCCCACACCAGGCGACAGGCCCAGATTGCCGGCCGCGCCACCGAAGCCGAGTAGGGACAAGGCGCCGCCGAAGATTGGTCGCATCGTGTAGAGTGTGGTCAGCTCAGCTGCCAAACGAACGAAGATGCGCTTGGCCGCCGCTGCGGCCTCGCTGAACGTATCGACCGAGCCCGAATAGACACCCTCATAGAAGTCGGTCAGCGACGATTGAATGCTGCTCAGCGCATTCTCCCAGGGCCGACGCATGATCTCCGCCTGCTGCTCGGCGATGCGCTCCATCTCGCGCTGGCGGTCCTGCATCACACCCTCGGCTTCGCGCTGCGCCTCTTCCGCCGCCTTCCTCGCCTCGCCTTCTCTGGCTCTTGCCCTGGCGGACGCTTCGATGCTACGCGTCTCTTCGTCGGTGAGCTTTCGATTGGCCCGCCGGGCAATTGCCTCGGCTTCCAGCAATGCCGTGTGAATTTCCCGCTGCTCCGACGACATCTTCAACTGCAGTCGCTCATCATCTATGCGCGAGATCAGTTCTTGAATTCCGACAATAGAGTCTGCAGTCGCCTTTCTCTGCCGCTCTTGTTCACGCTCCGCGTCCACACCAGCTCTCGTTGCTTCTTCCTGCGCCTTGCCAATGTCATAGATCGCCGCGGCCTTGCGCTCCAGGTCAGCGATCAACTGAGGGCTGGCCGGCTTCCCGTCTAACTCGGCCACCTTGCGCGCGACCGTTTCTGCGATGAAGCGTTCGCGGTTACTCATCTTCGCAAGCTCAACCTCCTTATTCATGCTGGCTATGATTTCGTTCTGCGACTTCGCGAGTTCAGCCGCGGCTTCCTGTTGATCTTTGAGAGAGGCAGCCGCCTTTCCCGCAATCGATTCGTTCGTCTGCTGCGTGTTCAGTGCCTGGTTGAACCGCTTGACTTCGCCGGGGGCGGCGATGCGGTCGGTCAGGTCGGCGATCTCCTTCAGCAGGTCGCGCTGCTGCGCCAGCAGACCCATGCGGAAGGGTCCTTCCGGCGCCGACGCAAGGCGATCGTTCACCGCGCCCAACTGCATGCGCTTCTGCAGCAGGTCGAAATTCGGATTGCGCGGTGCGCCGAAACCTCTGGTAGGGTCAATCTCGCCGCCGCCCGCGATCCACGCGTTCATCGCGGCAAGCGACTTGTTGATATCCTTGATGTAGTCCATCACGCCGCTGTCGGCGATCCGCTGCCCGGCGTTCTCCCAGAAATCGCCCCAGTTCTTTGAGAGCTCGTCCAGGGCGCCGGCAGCACCCTCGTGCGATCCCGCCGCCGCGCCGCCGATGCTCTTCTTCAGCTCGTCGATCAGCCGCGCGCCCGCCCCCGCCTTGTCGCCGGCCTCGGCCATCGCCTTGATCGCCCGGTCGGCGTCGGTCGCGAAGTCGATGCCGGCCTTGCGCAGATCGGTCAGCCCCTTCACCGGGTCCTGTAGATCTTTGCCTAGGCGCACCGCGTTGCTGCTCAGGTCGCCGCCCAGAACTTCCGACAGGTCGGCGGCCAGCTTGATGACCTCTTTGAAGGTCTGCCCCCGGATGCCGCTGTTGAGTGCCAGGGCGGCCTGCGCCGCGCGCACCTCCCCATCGCCGAAGAAGCTGTTGCCCTTGATCTCTTGCTGAAGGGCCGCCAGTTCCTTGCGGGTCAGGCCGATCCGGTCGCCATTCGCGCGCATCACCGCGTTCAGGCGATTTACCGACCGCTCCGCTTCGGCGAAGGCCGTGATCGACTTTCCGATGCCGATGGTGACGGCGCCGATGCCGGCCGCCGCGGCCAAGCCGGCCGGGCCCAGCGAACTCAGCGCCCCGCCGACCACCGGCACCCGGGCGGCCATGCTGCGCAGGCCGGCATCGACTTCCTGTCCGGCCGCGCTCAGCGCTTTGAATGCCGGCGTGCCGGCCCGGCTCAGCTTCTCGAGCTCCGCCCGCGCCTTGGCTAGATTGCTTTCGGCCCGGCTCATGGCGTTCGCCAGTTGCGGCGACTTCTGGCTGATCATGTCGAAGGCTTTTTGGCCGATCGGACCCAGCGATTCCAGGTCGCGCTTCAGCTCTTCCAGGCCCTCGCTGGAAAGTCGGAAGACGAAGCCCTTGCGCGCCATCTTGTCCCGCTCCTAGATCTCTACCGGCAATGCCTTCTCAATGAACTGGCCGATGCGGCCGCCCCAGCGGTCGACGATCGCGTCGGGGTCCAGCTTCCGCGTCTGGCGGACTTCCTTCACCAGGACGAACATCGCGACCGGCCGTTCGGCGCGACCCTGCGCCTTGCGGCGGCCGGTCGCCGTGCGCTCCGCCCTGTCGTTTCTGGCCCGGATCGCCTGCGCGACCAGGATGAACGGCGCCTTTGCGCTGCCGGTCGGAATCGACCGCAGCGGCCCATACAGCCGCGCGACATCCTCCGGGGTCATCCGTTGCATGCCGCCGCGTCCGTGCCGCGGCACGTTCTTGGTCGGGATCGCCAGATATTTCCCGCCGCTTCCCCGGATGGTCGCGCCGTTCAGCATGGCGTCGAAGATGCGGATGCCCTTCTTGCTGTCGATGAAGACTTCGCCCGCCGCCCGCAGCGACGCCCGGCCCTTCGGATAGACCTGGGATCGCACGGCGTTGGGCAGTCGGTTGCCCAACCCCGCGGAGGAAACGTGCTGGCGAAGCTCCAGCTTCAAGCCTTCCGTCGCCTCGGTCACGCCCGCCGTCACCGCGCGCTTCGCGACCTCCAGGTTGCGCTTGGCCCAGCGATCGATCTCCGACCGGCTCGGCCCCTGGATGCGGAACCGGACCGTCACGTCTTCCCCCTGTTGAGCTCGTCGGCGGCGGCCTGCACGATCGCGAAGGCGTCCATCAGCCAGGCGCATTGATCGTTGAATCCGCCCGCATCCGGCAGGCAGCTATAGCCGCCCATCGGGTGGCGGCAGCGGCCATACAGGTCCACCACCATCCGGAAGTCTTCGGCCAGCGTCAGGCGCGGATTTCGCGCGTATCGCTCGCCGAAGATGTCCCAGGCGCTTCCGTCTGGGGCGCGCTCTCCGCCGGCGAAGTCGCGGGGGCGTGCTGCGACGACGACGGCGATGCGAAGTTTTTTTCCTGGTCCCCACTTGGCCGCAGCATGTTGTTGATCTCCCGGAAGATCTCCCACACATGCTCGCCGGGAAGCTGCTCGACCAGTTCCGGCAACACGCGCCGGTCGGCGCCGCGGCGGAACTCAACCTGCACATTCTCCCAGCCCTGGAGGCAGTGCGCCGCATAGATGTAGGGCGCGATCTGCATCCAGAAGCCGTTATCCGCCTCCATGGCGGCGATCGTCGGCGCGTAGCGGCGCAGGCTGCCGATGATCAACTCCCACTTGCGCGCCAGATCCTCGGATGCGCTGTCGACATCCGGCAGGGCTTCGACCTCTTCGATCACGCCAATAACTTCGGCGGCGTTGTCCGGCCGAGCCTCTTCGATCACCTTGCGCGCCTCCGCGCAGAATGCGCCGGGAAGCCAGTATCGCGCGCCGTTCTCCGACATCGCCCGGTTCAGGGCCGCCCGGCCGGCGACCGTCGGCACCCCGATCAGATAGACAGGCGCCCCCGGTTGGCCGCGCACGTTCTCAGGCGTGAACCGCACGGGGTCACGCCGCGTCAACGGAATCATGTGTGCACCCTTCGATTTGATTGGAAGCCGCCCGCCCAACTCCGGGTTGGCGGGCGGCGGAGTTCGGCAGGCTAGAAGATTGCCAGCTGGAAGCCGGAATCCTGGCCCCGGGCGAAGAAGCCCAGCTGTTCGGTCATCATGCCCTGGTTGTCGCCGGGCTGATAACTCTCATAGAACGCCTTCGGCACGGTCAGGCCCACGCGATTGCCGGCGACCGCGCCGACGCCGCCCAGCACGCGGCCATGGACCGGCATTTCATTGCCGACGCGGAAGTCGTTCATCAGATCCCGCGTCGCCACCAGCGTCGCCAGCGGATCGATGCTGCCGCCGATTCGCCGCGACATGATGTTCGGCGGATCGAAGCCTTCGGCCGCGTTCGGGTTGGGCGGGAACACCAGCTGATTGCCCAGATTGAGCGCGAAGGTCTGCAGCGCGGCCAGCTGGCGGTTGACCGTCATGCGCGAATTCCGGAACGTCCCGGGCCGGGTGCCGTCATAGGTGACGGCCGGAACCGCCGCATCGGCCTTGCTGACATACATCCCGCGCAGGGTGATATCCGCCCAGCAGGCGCCGGCCGCATTCATGCTGAAACCGGCATCGCCGCGCACGCCCGAAAAGCGGTAGCGGACCCCGTCCATATAGGCCTCGATCGACAGGCTCGGCACCGCGCCGGAGGAAGGCTTGTAGAGCACATGCGCCGGAATGCTCGCCTTCGTGGTCGCGCTGAGCGCCGCCCCCAGGGTTTCGACGATCTTGGCAACGCGCGCCACCGAATAGTCGTCGAGTGCGGTCAGAAGCGGCGTGGCGGGGTTGGTCGACAACCAGACCGGCATGCCGGCATAGATCTGGTCGGTCGCCGCCCAGGGGGCGATCGCCGTGAAGGAATTCACCGTGCCCGCGGACGCGACGATGGCGGCGAGCCCGCGGCGAATGTCGAAGGTCGGACCGGCCGCGGCATTGGTCAGGCCCGGCGCGCTGCCGTCCATCTTCGTGACCGTGATCGACGCGGCGGAAGACGTGGCCACCAGGAATTCGCCGATGAAGGCGCCGCCGATGATCAGGGCGATGGCCGTGCCGGCGGTCAGGGCGGCCAGACCGTTCGCCGAATCGGCGATGGTGTTGCCGCCGGTGATCGAAAAGGTCGTCCCGGTAATCGACGTATTCGTGATCGTCTCGGACAGGGCGCAGGCCTTCAGGATGTCGCCATATTCCGGCGGCGTCCCCGGAATGCCACTGCCCTTCAGATAGGCGCGAAAGCTCAGGCTGGCCTGCAACCCGCCCAGGATCGGCCCTCGGCTGTCCAGGCTGCCGGTCACCTCGTTCGTTTCGACGTTCTGCGGGTCGAAGCTGATCTGCGGATTCTCGACCAGGATGCCATCCGTGACCGCGCTCGGCGCCTGGAAGGTGCCTTCGACGGATTCGATGACAGCCAGCAACGCCGCGTTACGCGAGCGCAAGACGGGCATGAAAACCTCCTATGTGTGGAACTCAGGGATTGGCGGTAAAGGGGTCGTTCTTCCGGGTCGCGATGCGCACCACGACTTCGAGATCGGCCTTCAGATGCGGCGGCACGCCCTCGCCCCGGACCATGTCGGGGTCGCTCAGGCCCTGCTCCCACGCATCGATCGAATTGCCGGAATTGCTCAGATCCGCGACGAAGGCCGCGACGGCCGCGCCATAGAGCTCATCCAGCTTCGGCGACAGGCCGGCCGCGTTGTTGGCCGCGATATGCAGGCTGATGGTCACGTTCAGGTCGAAGACATCGATCGACGTGTAATCGGCGACCCGCTCGTGGCCGCCATCGAACATGACAAGCCGGGGCAGCTTGGTAACCGGGCCGGGGTCGTTGCGCGCGGTCGTCAGGCCCGCCACCGTGCCGATGGCTGACAGGCGGGCATAGAGCGACACCAGCGCCCTCTCTCGCACCGTATCGGTCACGACTGCCGCTCCAGGTCCAAGGTCCAGATCTGGCCCGACGCGTCGGCCAGGCGCCCGCCCCGGACAAGATAGGTCACGCCGCCAACCACGATTTGATCGCCGTCGTTGACCGCGGCGACTTCGGACGCGCGGACCTGGGCCGTGTTCATGTCGGCCAACAGGACGGATTCGCCCATCTGGATGCGGTCCTTCTGCCGGCGCAGGATGACCGTTACCGTCAGGCTGCCGCCGGCGACCGGCTGATAGGTGGCTGTCTCGCCGAAGCTGGCGGCGTCGAAGAACGCCGCCAGATCGTCGGTATCGAATTGGGGCAAGGATCTAGCTCTTGCCGCCGGGGATCAGGCCGGCAGCATTCTGGGTCGACAGGCCGCCCTTCTCTTCGGACGCGTTACCCTCGCCTCGGGTCTGCTTCCCCTTCGGCGCGGCCTTCTCGACATACTCGGCCTTCTTGATCGCTACGAGGGTCTTGGCGTCGCTTTCGCTCGCGTTGACCACGTCCCCGGCCTCGACCGGCTCTCCACCGCAGACCGTATTGCGGAGGATCTTGATTTTGACTTTCGACATGCTCGCATCCTCTCAAGGAAAAGGGGCGGCCGATCGGCCGCCCCGGTCGTCATTGGGCGGCCGAAGTGCCGGCCGCCTCACGCTCAGGTCGTGAGCGCGTCCAGCATCGCGGCGAAGCTCTCCGCGCGGCGGAGGGCGATGTCGACGGACTCGAAGGCATGCACGCGGACAGTGCCGGAATCTGCCCCGGTATAGGGGTTGACCAGGATATCCAGGATGCCCCATTCGGCGATCAGCTGATCGGCCCAGTTGCCGAAGAAGATCGCGCTGCAGACACCGGTCGAAGTGCCCTTGGTCAGGTCCGACCGCACCTGGTTGCTGGCCCCGGCGCGATAGCCGTTCAGCATGCCGAAACCGCGTTCGGTCTGGTTGTCACCCCAGATGAACATGCCGGTATTGGCCGCCTTCTCGGTCTGCTTCAGCTTGCCGCGCACCTTGGCATTCGTCAGGTATCCCAGAGAACCGATATCGGCGTTGTCGACCGCCACTTCGGTTTCCAGGTTGACGATATGCGGCCATGTCGGCGCCAGGCCGTTGGTTCCGCCGACCACGGAACCGATGCCGGCGGTTGCCGCGATGCCGGTCGGCTGGTTGGACGCGCCAGTGCCGTGCAGCGCGGCCAGATCGATGGCGAGCGCCAGGATCTGGGTCAGGTCGTTACGCACGAACTGCTCGACCGAGATCGACGACTGCAGCATCAGCTTGCGGCTGAAATCCGTGAACGCCGCGACGGTCTTCGGCGTCATCGGGATCTGGCCGATCGTCTGCTGCGATTCGGTCGGCGCGCCGCTTTCCGCGATCCAGTAGGCCGTGCCGGGGCCGGTCTGCTTCGGGATCGCGATGTCGCCGACCAGGCCGGACAGCACCGTGGCGCCCATCTGCCGCACCATCATGCGGTTGCGCAGCAGATCGATGAAGGAATCCGACTTCAGGTCGGTGGCCTTCAGGTTGCCGCCATCCGCCGCGACCCCGACGGTCAAGTCGCGCTTGCCGCTGGTCTGGATATCCAGCGGCACGAAGAAGCCGCGTGCGTCCTGCTTCAGTTTCTTGGCGATCTCGCGGCTGGCCTCCTGTTCGAAGCCGGCGAAGGACCAGTCCTGCATCATGCCGGCGCGGATCGCGCGGACGATGCTGTAGCTCCGGATCTCCCGCTCGCTTAGATCCAGCTGGCTGGGCGGCGTATCCAGCGGCTTCACGTCCTTCCGCTTGATCATGTCGTCCAGGATCAGGCCGCGGAACTCTTCGATGGTGCGGCCATCGTCGATGGCCTTCTCGCCGAGCTCGCGCACCTGATGGCGGCCGGCGAGCTCGCGGATCTGCTTCACCCGTTCCCGCTCGAGGCGCAGCGCCTCGCTGCGGACCTGCTCGATATTCACCGCCGGCGGCTGCTGGCCGGTCGACGGCTGCGTCTGCGTCGTCATCTCTCGTTCTCCTTCGTTTGTGGGGTCCAAGACCTCGACCGGCTTGGCATCGGCATCACCGGACCGCCCGACACCGACAGTTTCGTCGGCGGGGGCAGCCACGATGCTGATCTCGTAGGGCTTCCAATCGACGATGCGATAGGTCGCCGTGTCGTCCTTTTCCTCGACCAGAAGGGCGCGGCGGATTTCGTAGCCAACGCTCACGTTGACCCGAATGCCGTCCAGCACGTCCTTGAAGATCTCGTCAGCGCGCGGCGATCGGCCGAAGCGGACGGTCGCGCGGCCCTTGCGGTCCTTGCCGAACTCGGCGCCTTCGACCACGCCGACCTGGTCGCGGAAGGAATGATCGACCAGCAACGGCGCGCGGCCGGACTTGATCCACCCGGTATCGACTTCGCCGTCGCCATGTCCCAGGATTTCGACACCCCACCAGCGCTCGACCGGCTCTTCCGAAGAAAACGCCAGTTCTATCGTGCGGGCTTCGGGGTCCGCCTTCTCGCGCACGAAGGTCGCCTGCCGCCGCTGCGGCGGCAGCCGCAATTCACGTCGAGTCATGTGAAGCTCCTAGCTTTCCGAAGAGGCTTTCTTGTCGCCGTCGCCGTCGTCGTCGGACGGCTCCGGCTTCGCGGCCGGCGGCTTGGGCTTGGCGCTCACGTCGACGCCATAGCGCTTCGCCATCTCCTGTTCGCGCTGCAGCTGGGCGAACGTGTCTTCCAGGTCCCGACCCTGTTCGGCCGCGATCTCGGTTCGCGTCTTTACACCGAGCGCCACGGCACGCTCGTTCGCCTCGATCTCCTTCACCGGATCGACCCACTGCCAGCCGCGGGGAGCCCAGATCGCGCCGGCGATCAAGGCATCGAAGCGGTCGGTTCCCAGTTTCACGCTCTGCGTCAGCAACGCCATGGATAGCCAGGCGGCGAAGATCGGCTCGCAGATCTCTTCGATCGCCCAGCTCTGCCAATCGCGCCAGTCGTCGCGCTGATCAAGCTCTCCGGCACGCAGGGAACTGAAATTGACCCCCTCAAGGTCGTTCGCCAGCAGATTGTAGCTGGCGCCCATGCCCGCGGCGGCGCCGCGCAACGCGGTTTTCATGAATGGGCCGTAATTGGAGTTCGGATGCTGCCAATCAACGACTTTGACGTCCATTCCGGCCGGGAGCTCTTCCAGGACCCCCGGCTCGGCGTCGCTGATCATGTTGCCTTCCGCGTCCTTGTCGTCACCCTCGATCGGCGGGCCTTCCTCTTCGCGGGTGAAGAAGGCCATCTTCGACGCCGCCGTCCGGGCTGCAGTGACTTCTGCCTCTTCATACCCGCCGAGCATGTTCAACCGGCGCATGGCGGACGCCATCTCGGTCACGCCGCGGGCATCGCCGATCCTCTCCGGGCGAAAGGCATGGATCATCTCTTCGGCGGCGATGCGCTGCAGCTTCATTCCGCTGCCGGACTGAATGTCGTCCCCCGGGTGCCAGGCCCGCAGGAAATAGGCGACGGGCCGGCCCCATTCGTCCCGCTCGACTCCCATGCGGATTTCGTGGCCCTTGGGCAGGCTATAGCCACCGATCCCGCCGCCGCGGGGAACGTTGACATCGTCCGCAAGATGATCGGCTTCGACGAACTGGATCGCGAACCGATCGGCGTTTCTCCACCCACGCACCAGCCGGATCAGCACTTCGCCGTCGCGTGCGGCCGTGCGCACCGCCATGGCGACCGCGCGGCGCCAGGTGTAATAGCCGCAGACCGTGCAATTGCCCTTCTTGCCCCAGCGCAGCCAGCCGGCTTCAACCTTGTTGTTCTCCTCGTCCAGCAGCCGGCCATCCGTCGACCGGACCCGCATCTGCAGGGCAATGCCACTGTGGCCGACCGCGTTGTTCCGGAGCAGCCGCAGATAGCGGCGGGCATAGTCGTTGTTGATCGCCAGGCTGCGCGCGCGGCCCCGCAAGACCCGCAACGAAGGACGGATATCGGCATTGCCCGACAGAATCGTGCCCTGCCAATCCTGGGTCAGCCGATCGATTTGGCCGGCGCTATAGCCGCGGGCGAATCCCGGCTGCCGCGGCAGGCGCGCGGCAACGATCGGCATCAGGCGCGGCTCCACCTTCGCCGGCGCTTCATCGGCACGGCGGGCCCACGGCCAAAGCTTCATCGTTTAGTGCCCCTTGAAACGCGTCAGGATGCGGCGGCTGCCGCCGCCATTCTGCTGCCGGACCTCGCGCGCCACCTCGGCGCGATAGCGCTCACGCAGCTTGATCAGATCCCCCAGCGGCGTCCGCTTCAGGCTCAGCCCGTCGATCTCGAGCTCTTCCTGGTCCTTGGACGCGCGCTTCTCCAGCACCGCTTCGACGGCCGCCAGGACCTTTTCCGCATGCGTGCGGCCGTCATGGGCGCCCGCGGCGGCAAGATTGGCGCGAACCTCGATCTGCCCTCGCCCCACCTCATAGCGCTCTCCGGCTTTCGTGACGAAGGCTGCCCAGACATAGCTGCCGACTGCCCAACCGGCGCTGGTTGCTGCCGCAACGGACACGGCGAAGGCGTCGCCATCGCCGGTCGCCGCGATGTTGATCTGCGCCGCGGCGTTGCGCAGCGCATAGCTCAGGCTCCATCCCGCGCCCGCGGGGAAATCCGCCAGATCCTCGCGACGCCACTTGATGGTGTCGCCGGCCGTGATCTGCTTCGGCTCGCTCAGCGGAATATCCGCCATCAGTTTCTCCAACCCTGGACAAAGCCGCTTCGCCGGAACGGCCGGCGAACGGCCGGCCGTGGCACGGGCGGCCGATCATCTGCCTGCCGCTCTTCCGTCAGATCCGCCAGCAATGCCCCCGTCTCCTCGACAGGGACCGGGGCGCGCAACGCCTGAAGTCTCAGCCACGCCTGCGGATCGTTTTCCGCAACCTTGAAGCGCTTGGCCGCCCTGTGAAAGGCCGCCATGTTGTAGATCCGGCAGTCGTGATAGTGGTTCTCGCCTGCCGCATGCCATTCGTGCCGCAGCCGGCCGCGCACCTGATGCTCCTTCAGGTATTCCGCCGTCAGCTGCTGAAAGAACGTCAGATCGTGCGCGGTCGAGAAATGGCAGTAGCCCGCCGGAAAACGCTCGTCGCCCGCCTGCGGCGGGCCCTTCCGCAGGTTCGCATACAACTCGCTCTTCAGGTTCCAGACATAGACCGGCCAGATCAGCATGCCGCGACGGCGCTTCTTGCCGTTGTAGGTCACGTCCACTTTCGACGGACCCGCGAAGACCGCACGCTCCCAGCCGTCGACGCCCTTGACGGCCATCGCGAAGGTCTTGCTGCGGACCCAGGCATAGACCTGGTTCGTGCAATAACCGCTGTCGATCGCCATCATGTCGATCCGGCGGTATGTGCCGAAGGCGGTCGCGAACTCGCGCTCATAGAGCGCCGTCAGCTGCGCCCAGACCGCCCCGGTCGCCGGGTCTTCGGCCGGATCGCCTTGGATGAATCCGTAGTCGATCGACCAGCTTTCCTTGCCGACGCCCCAGGCGACGATCTCATAGAACACGCCCGTCTTCTGCACATCGACCGCGCAGGTCACGATCAAGCCGCCGGCCGGAATGCGGCCGAGCTCGTAATTCTCCGCCCGCTCGTGCAACTCCGTGGCCGGCGGCGCCTCGCCCTTCTCGTCCCAGGTTTCGCCGAGCCAGAGGTTGACGAAAGTCTTCAGCAGCGAAGGATCGTCCTTCGCATCGACGAACGCCTTCGCCATCTTGTCCCAGGTCGTCAGGGGCGAGTAGAGCGAGTTGATCTTGAAGCTTGGCTGCCGCCCGACGCCGGGCATCCGCGCAACCCACTTGCCGCGCGCCAGCATCTCACGCTTCCGCCAGTGCGGGATCAGGATGCCGCAATGCCCGCAGGCGTAGTGCGCGTTGTGCGGCGCCGTCGCACTGAACTTCAGGTTCTTGAAGTTCAACGTCTGAAAGCCGCCGCATTCCGAGCAGGGCACCTCGAATTCGCGCTGATCGCCGGCAAGATAGGCGCGCTCGACGCGGCTGCGCCCCTTGATCGTCGGGGTCGAGACCTGCAGCGCCTTCGCCAGACCGCTTTCGTGGTAGCTCATCTGCCGGGCATCGGCCATCTTGTCCGGGTCGCCCTGGCCGGCCACGTCCAGCGGCCATTCGTCCCAATCGTCCTTGATCAGGTAGCGGATCGATTTCTGCCGCAGGCCGGCCGTGCTGTTCGCGCCCGTGATCACCATGAAGCCGCCGGGGAAGCGCTTGAAGAGCGTCGTCGATCCCTTGTTGTCGCGGCTCTTCTGGTCGACGATGCGCGCCCGCATGCGCGGCGTCGCCTCGATCGTCGGCTCCAGCTTCTCGCGGACCCAGGCCTTCGCCGCATCGACGGTCGGATGCACCACCAGCGCCGGCCCCGGCGCCTGGTCGGCGATGAAGCCCAGGAAGTTGTTCGCGGTTTCCGAACCGCCCGATTGCGCTCCCTTCTGGACCGTGACGCTTTCGCTCGGATGCGACGGCGACAGGCACTCCATGATCTCGGTCAGGTATGGCACTTCGTCGTTCCGCCAGCGGCCAGGCTTGACCGACGCCTCCTTGGCCAGGAAGCGATGCTGCTCCGCCCAGGCGCTGACCGTCGTCTCCGGATCTGGGCGCAGGCCGGCCGCGAAGCCGCGCGCATAGATCACGCCTCCATCAGGCATCGTCCGCTTCCGTCGCCGCGGCGGCTTCGTTTAGGGCTGCCGTCAGCGCCGCCTTGATCGCCTGCGCCACCTCGCGTTCGTCGGTCAGCCCTAGCAGCTTGCCGGCGACCTGCTGCGGCACGGCCAGGATGCGGTCCCGCAGGCGCCGCCCTTCGTCGAAGGCGCGGCGATCGACCGCCGCCTTGTCCACCAGGCGGCCCTCGATCTCGTCCAGTTCCAGTCGCAGCTTGCGCTGCTTCAGGATCTCGGTATCGGTCTTGACCAACGCGAAGCTGCCCTGGGGCGCGCGGTCGTCGGCATCGTCGTCATCGGGCAGCGAAGATACCGGCCGCTGCGTCGCCGCGCCGAGTTCGCGCGACGGATCGCGGCGCGCGGCGATCATGGCGTCCGCCAGGGCCGGGTTGATCTTCCCCTCGATCGACAGGGCCGGCGAAGTCAGGATGCCCTGGTTGATCAGCTTCGTGATGTAGCTGGGCGCGCAGCCGCGATGCCTGGCATAGTCGCTCTTGCTGATCCAGGTGGCGCGCGGCGCCTCCGGCAGCGGCCTTGCGCCCGTCACCGGCTCCAACTCCAACACGGTTCCCTCTCGCTTTAACCGGCCTTCACCGGCCCCTTAACCGGGGGTGAAGGCGATTGCACCTTGTTTCGAAAATTCCCAACTAGCGGTTTCCCGCGCCTCGACCACGCGTGATAGGGGGTGGCCTGGGGAGGACCCGCGATCTCAATGTTGACTAAGATGAAGGGGCGGCGCCGCAACCTTCATGAAGATCACTACGCGGCGGCTAACAGCCGGGAAGCGCCCTGCCTCAAATGCAAAGCGCCCGGACCGATTCGGGCCGGGCGCAATCATCACCACTAGGAAGTCTTATACGCTCAGCCTGAGGCTGATGCAATCTCATTCTGCGATTGCACTTGCTCTTCACGTTCGTAGCCATAGTGATCGCCCAGCATATCGAGCGCGAGCCTCAATATCGTCGGACCATCGATAACGCGTCGACCGACCTGCCGTGCCCACTCTTCGCTCGAATGATCGAGCAAGCACACATGCACGATCACACCGCTTAGGCGGTCCGTAAGGCGCTTCATCGCCGCTCGATAGGCCTTGTAGGCATCGATCTGCTTCTGGCTTTCGCCATCGTTGCCGGCGACGCGCGGCTCATAGCTTGACGTGATGCGCTTCGGCAGGCCCGCGGCAAACCAGTCGGCATAGACCTTCCGGCCGGCCATAAACTGCCGATGCGTGATCAGCTTCCGCTTCAGGTAGCGATCCAGCATGGTCTGGCCGCGCACCCGGGCGCGCGCATGCTTCGCCGTCGCGCCCCGCTCGATCACGATCTCCGCGTGCTGGCGCAACTCCGCCGACCCGAGATCGGTCACAGCTTCCGTCGCTTCATCGTTCGCTGGCTTCATTGTTACCCTTCTTCTGGACGATTGGACGATATGGACGATTTTCTATGGAGACTCATGCGCGCCTGCGCGCCTCATGAAAGCGACCTGAGAAATCGTCCAGATCGTCCCTATCGTCCAAAGCCGTTATCCTTCAGTTGGTTGCTTGCCGGACGATGCTGGACGATTGGACGATCACTCCGGCCCGTCATAGGTGTCGGGTGGCGGCGTATCATCATGGGGTGCGTCTTCTCCTGCTTCATCGCCGCCCTCGAATTCGATCAGTTCGATGTCCTGATAGAAGTAGACCCCGATCTTCGTCCGCTTGTAGCCGAGCGCCGTCAGCTGCTCCCCGAGGCGCTTCTGGCTGACCAGCATGAAGCCATTCGTCTTCGCCCACTTCGCATAGGCCTTGTAGATGACCTTGGCCTGCAGGGTGTTCCCGGGTTTCGAGCGCAGGGCTTCCGCCGCAAACTGGTTGATCGGGTCGCTGTCGGCCTTGTATTCGCCGGTCGCGTCATGCACCGACGTCGGCTCGATCAGGCCGTTGTCCATCCAGTCGCGCAGCCCGTCCAGCATCCATAGGAGGATGCCGTCGCGCTCCGCCTTCAGCTTCTCCGCAAGGTGCAGGTCGCGCTCTTCGGCCGGGATCGTCACGTCGAAGGGCACGATGCGGATGCGCCGCCAGATGCCTTCGTCCTGCCCCCGGATAGTGGGGCGCACGTTGACCGCCATGGTGACCTTGAACTGCGGCCGGAATTCGATGAAGGGCTGATTGAGATTGCGCGCCGTCATGATCTCGCCGCCCGTCATCACCTTCACGATGCTCTCCGACAGCCGCTGCCCGCTCTCCGGCTCGGTGGTCGTCACGTATCGCTTGGCCGGCAACTGCGCCAGATCCGGCGAAGGCCCGCTGCCCGTCTTGTTCTTGGAGAACATCAGCGAATCGATCTGCAGCGTCACGGAGTAGTCGGCGAAGATATCCTTCATCACGTCCATGTAGGTCGATTTGCCATTGGCGCCGCGACCGGTCTTGATCACGATCTTCTGTTCCGATGTGTCGGCGGTCAGGCAGTAGCCATGCCAGGCCTGCAGGAAGCGCTGCACATCTTCGTCCGGCAGCACCCGATCGTTGAACTCGCGCCACAGCGGGCATTCGGCACCCGGCCTATAAGCGACGTTCGCCAGCTTCGTGATCCGGTCGTCCGGATCGTGCCGCTTCAATCTCACGCGCGCCGCGCCGCCCTCCCCCGACCGGTCGAAGATCAGCGTGCCGTTCTCGCAGTTGAAGTAGTAAGGCTTGGCGTCCATTTCGGAGGCGGGCAGACGCAGATAGGGCAGCGCCGCCGCCAGCATCGACCGCGACCTGCCTGTATTGCCCGTTTCGATTGCCCAATGATGCAGCATGCCGGCGCGGGTGCGCAGCTGCTGTTCGTCGATGCCGCTGATCCGGTCGCCATCGTCACGCTTCACCATTTCGTCGGCATAGTGGCGCAACGCCGCGGCTTCGGCATGGATGGCCCGGGCCGCCTCATGCGCGCGCTTCATCGCCTCCGCCTCACCGGCCACGGCATTCCACCTCTTGCCGTCCCAAACATGCCAGCCGACGCCATCGACGCTGACGATTTCCTTGCCGAAGCGGCGAACCAAGCGCTGCCCATTGCCATAGTCGTTCATCGGCAGGCGCGACAGATCCAGGTCGAGCCGACGCGGCTCCGCGACCGCGCTCAGGACCAGCTCGGCGATGTCTTGTTCCGCGCGGCGCAAACTCATTGATCGTGAACACCCTCCGGCCTGTCCGGCGCAGGCCGCACCATATCGTTGAAGTCCATGCCCTTGGGCGGCCAGACGACCGTCACCCGCCGGTCGTCATTCTGGAAGCGGCGCGTCGCCCGTTCGACGAAGGCGGTCGTGAAGAATGGATCGCTGTCGGCATCGCCCAGGATGACGATATCCCGCGCGCCAGGCGGCAGGATGATGCCGGGCCTGGTCATGTCAGGCGTATCGGTCGGCACGCGCACCCGCCCCTTGCTTTCGCCCGTGCGCGCGTCCAGTCGCTTCTTGGTCGGATGGAACGGAGCCCGCTTCTGCGCTTCCCGGTCGCCGGCGCCTGCCAGATTGATCAGCGACAACGCTGCCCAGACCGTGATGGGCCGATTGGCCTTCGCCATGGCGATCATGACCGAAAGACCGGTTTCGATGCCTTCGCTGATCGCGAGCGGCCCCTTCGTGAACTTGCCCAGGCGACAGGCGCCGCCATAGGCATTGCCCAACATCAGCTTCGGTTTCTCCACCTCCGCCTTCCCGCTCCCATCCGGCTTCAGATAGGTGCGATGAATGCCGATGAAGCCGCCGTGCCCGTCCTGGACGGCGGCAACCATCGCCGGGAAGGTCCCATTCCCGTTGACCTTGCCGGCCGCAATCGACGGAGCGAAGCGGAGGGTTGCCGGCGCGCCGCCGATGGCGGACAGGTCCAGTCCCCGCGCCTCCCGCAGATAGGTTTCAGCGATGGTGCCCGCGACTGGCGAGGCCGTGCGCCAGATCTCTCGCGCCAGATCGAAGCGGCGCTGTTCGGCGGCCTGTGTCTCCGCCCGGCGACGCTCCAATTCGCGGTCGTCGCGCTGCCGCGGCGGCGCCGAAGGACGCGGGCGGCTGTCGCGCGGATCATCCGGCACTTCGATGCCGGCTTCGATCGCGAGCTCGCGCAATGCCTCCGGAAAGCTGATGCTCTTCAGCATCATCCGAAAGCTGAAGATGTCGCCCTTCGCCCCGCAGCCGTGGCAGTAGAACAAGCCCTTGTCCGGCGTCACGCTCAAGGACGGCGTGCGCTCGGAATGGAACGGGCACAGCCCCACCAGGTCGCCGCCGGCGCGCTGCAGGGTAACGACCTCGCCGATCACATCCTCGATCGGCAGTTCGTCCTTGACGGCCTGGGCGTCGATGCTCGGCTTGTCAGGCATTCTGTTGCCTCAAAACCACAGTCGGACATTTTTCGCCGATACACGTCTTGGTGTTCGGACAAAAAAGACCTATATGGTGTTTACTAAGGAGGTAAACGCCATGAGAGCAGGCGAATTTGTGAGTAAGATCAAGAAGTTGGCTGAGGCACGCGAGGTGACGTTTCGCTTCGACCCCGGTCCCGGAAAAGGTAGTCACGGAAGGCTCTACTACGGAGACAGATGGACTACCGTGAAGGATCGAAAGGAAGAGGTAGGCACTGGTCTGGTCGGCAAGATGCTCAAGGATCTTGGTCTCTCGAAGAAGGACCTGGGGCTGTAAGCCCCAGGTTTCCTCACAAGCCTGCGAAGTGGTGAACTGAACTTGGCGCAACACACAACGAGGAGGATGCATGTCATGTTCGAGTTGGGTTTTCCCGCCCGGGTAACCAAAGGGGAAGACGGCTTTTACCTGGTCACGTTTAGGGACGTGCCGGAGGCCGGAACAGATAATCAGGATCGCGAGGCGGCGATCCTTGCTGGGGCCGACGCATTGACGGCTGCTCTGGCTGGTTATCTGAAGGAGGATCGAGACTTGCCGAGGCCTTCGAAGCTTCGTGCGGGGGAAGTCCTGATCCATGTGGATCCATCTTTCGCAGCCAAGTTGGCGCTTCGCCAGGTCTTGGCTGAAAAGGGACTGTCGAATGTAGCACTCGCTAAAGTGTTGGGCGTCCATGAGAAGGAAGTCCGACGAATGCTGGACCCGGATCATCCGACAAAGCTTGATCGCCTTGATGTGGCGCTGCGAGCTCTTGGTTACCGGGTCATTGTGGATGTTCAGCCGGTGACGCCTTCCAAACGCGCCGCCTAGCACACTGGAACCGATGCCGCCGGCGTGGAATATCGCCGGCGGCAGTTTCATTTGGAAATCAGACATCACTGCGCCACCCCTGCCTCCGTCAGCATGTCCGGCCGACTGGCTTCCACTTCCGCGTCGCTCAGGTTCTGCACTGCCTGGCGCCAATAGGTTTCATTGAGCTCGGTCCCGACGAAGCGCCGCCCCGTCTTCACGCTGACGAATCCCTCGCTGCCGATCCCCATGAAGGGCGAGAAGACCACGTCGCCGGGATTGCTCCACAGCACCAGGGCGCGTTCGATCAGGTCCAGCTGCAGCGGGCAGATATGCTTTTCCTGGTCGGGGTCGCGGGCAGTCCGCACGTTCAGCACATTGGTCTGCCGGATATCCATCCAGACCGGGCTCGCCCATTCCTGCCAGGTCGGCACCGGCAGATCCTCATGCGCATGGGCGATCGGCGCGGAGTTGTCTCCGGGCGCTCGGAATACCAGGACATAATCTGGCATGCCGACGCGTGACATGGCGCTGTCCTTCTTCAGCTGCTTGTGCAGCAACCCAAGGGCCTTCGTGCGCGTCATCTCGACGACCGGATCGCGCCAGACCACGACGCGGCAATGGAAGATCCACCCGGCATCCAGATGCGCCCGCACGATCTTGTCGGAGAAGGGATTGAGCCCGATGTAACCTTCGACGCTCTTCTTGATCGGCAGGTCCGAACAATGCACGGCGGTCAGCCGGCCCGGCTTCGTCACGCGCAGCTTCTCGCGGATCAGGTAACGATATTGGTCGAAGAATTCGGCATCATTGGCGCAATTGCCCATGTCCGCGACCGAATCGGAGTAGATGAAGAGGTTCGCGAAGGGCGGCGAATACACGCTGAAGTCAATGCTGGCGGTCGGCAGATCGCGGGCGAAGACCACGCAATCGCCGTTGATCGCCGTCCAGCCGCCGCCCGTCGCCTGGTTGCGCGCATTCATGATGCTCTCCTCAGCCAGTCCGGAAGCTGCGCCTGCATCGTCGGCTGGAACGGCACCTTCGCCAGGCGGTCGACGGCCCGGTTGTCATTGGCCGCGCGGAACATGGCCGCCTTCATCGCGTCGTGATCGGCCATTTTGCGCACGATCGTCTGCCAGATCGGCGCCTCGGTATCGGCCAGCACGACATGCACCAGCACTTCCCGAAGCTGTCCGAAGCGCCAGCAACGGCGGATGGCCTGGTAATAGAGCTCATAGCTGAAGCTCAGACCCGCGAAGATCATCTGCCGACAGTGTTGCCAGTTCAGGCCGAAGCCGGCGATCGACGGCTTCGTGATCAGCACGCGCACCTGGCCGTCGCTGAAGGCGGCCAGCTTGCGTTCCTTCGTTTCAAGCGGCTCGCTGCCCCGCACCTCGATCGCATCGCGGATCAGCGGACGAATGGCATCCGCCTCATAGTCGGTATCGACCCAGATCAGGACCGCTTCATCGGTCCCGTTCGCGATCTCCGCCACCTTGCGGGCCCGGTCGGCGGCCACCAGCCGCTTCTCGCGATGCAGGCTCGTCGCCGACATCTTGGGGGTGCGGAACAGCTGCCCGTCCGTATCCTGCAGCACGTCGGCGCGGATGCCATGGCGGAGGATGCGATAGGGCGTCAGGTCATATCCCGCATCGTCATAGCCCAGGTCGCTGGGCTTGCTCGCGCACATGGCCCAGCTGCCGACCCATTGCCAGAACGCCGCGACGGCATGCTTCTTCAGCCGCCAGTCATGCGAGGCGCTGAGCGTGTCGTTGATGAACCACCGCGTCAGCATCTCGTTCTGCGGCATCACCCCCAGGAATTCGGAATGGTTGCCGAGCTCCATGTAGTCGTTCGGCGCGGGCGTCGCGGTCGCGGCCTGGCGGAACGGCGTGTCGCGATAGACTTCGCACAGCCGCTGCTTGGTCTTGCCGTTGAAGCTTTTCAGGATCGAGGATTCATCCAGCGCCACGCCGCCGAAGACCGCCGGGTCCAGCTGGTCCAGCCGTTCATAGTTGCAAATGTTAATGCGCTCCAGACTAACTTCCGCGCGGTCGCGGATCTGATGCGCATCGATGTTGAACTTCTCCGCTTCGCGGACCATTTGCCCGGCGACAGCCAGGGGGGTATGGATCACGACCGGCTTCCGGGTTTCGTCTCGCACCGCCCGCGCCCATTCGAGCTCGACACCCGTCTTGCCCAGGCCGGTATCGAGGAATGCCGCGCCTGTGCCGCGGCGAAGCAGGAATTCCGCCGTGTCGCGCTGATGCGGGAACAGGCGCGGATTGAGCGCCGGCACCTCCGCCAGCCCGGCCCGCGGCGCCACGACCTCCTTCGCCTTCAGGAAGTCCATATAGTCGGGGGCTTCTAGCACGGCCGCACCTGCGCCCGGATCGGCTCGGTCACGGAAGCCGGCATTGATCCGCCGCCACCGGTCGAAACCTGCCACCAGCCGAACATCCAGTCGCGGCCCTGGTAGGACAGCGGGTCATAGGGGCAAGGCTGCATGCCGCCGCCGTGCCGCTCCACCCGGCCGGCCGCCCGGCCCTTGAAATACGGTTGGCCGCCTTTCATGGGACCAGCCCCGCCCGGGCGCGATTGCGCAGCACTTCCGCCGACAGGGTCACCAGCTGATCCGCGCGGTTGACCGCCTCGACCGGCGAGATCGGCAGAACTTCGACCACCCGGCCATCCTCCGCGCGGGCGAGCTCCAGCCCCAGCCCATCCTCCGTGATGCGCGGATAGATCAGGACGCCGGATGCCGGTCGCTCGGTCCCATTGATCTGCTGTCGGCAGGTCATCCGCGCATCCTCAGACAAAAATTCCCCCAGGCTTGGGGGCGGATCACTCCGGCTCGTTCGATTTCCCTCATCAGCAATGCGCGATGCGCAGGGATCGAACTTGGTTTACGGGGACGGCCGGAGCGCCCCTTGGCCCGCGCATCGCGCCGGCAAAAATCAGTCGCGCGCGATACCCACCGCGCGTCGATACAGGTCGGTCAATTGGTCGAGCTCTTCCCGCTGATGCGTCTCCATCTTGCGCAAGCGCACGATGATGCGCATGACCTTGGGGTCGAAGCCGGTCTGCTTCGCCTCGTCATAGACTTCGCGGATCGCCGCGGCATATTCCGCCTTCTCTTCTTCCAGCCGCTCGATCCGTTCGATGAAGCTGCGCAGCCGCTGATCGGCAATTCCGCCTTTCGACGGCGAAGGCGCTGCGGCGGCCGTTGTTTCGGTCTGGGCGTGCATCACTTGCGCACCCCACGGATGGCGCGCGCCGCTTCCTGGCATTCGCGCTCGATCGCCTTCAAAGCGCGCAACAGTTCCGCGCCTTCGTTCTTGGTGAGGACGGCGCCGCCTGGCGACGTGGCATGCCGCACGCGGCGCAGGCACTCGGCGAACTGGCCGGCGGCGGCTGGCACATCCAAGGCTTCGGCCAACAGATCCCCCGCCGGCGCTGCTTTCGCATGCATCCGCTCCCGCAGCTGGCGGATATAGGCGCGCAGAAACGGCGGCTGGCGGCCGGTCGCGTTCACATAAGCCGCGTCGAGGGCCACCATCTGATCGCCCTGTGGCAACACTTCCATGTCCGGGTCGGTCCAATTGCGGACGGTCCGCTGAGCGCAAAGCAGCAACTTCGAAGCGAAGTCTGCGCCGATCGCCTGGACGATATCCATCGCGGCGTCTTGGAAAGTTTCAGGGGTGCGAAGTTTGGTCATGCGGACATTCCTTCGTTATCCATGACGACTCGCCCGCCAGTCCCTACAATGCGGTGAGCGAAAGATCGGAGGGGGCAGTTGATGCTCACGAAACAAGAGGCGGCCGCGATCCCACGGGATCGGGCGGTCACCGCTTTTACCGGCGGGGTGACCGAGGACCGCGGCAGCATGATCGTGAAGTTTGTTCTCGCCTCTAGCCAGTCGGAGGTTTTTGAGATCAGCGCCGCACATTGCATGCAGATGATGCGGATGCTGGACGACGAGAAAGTGCGCGCGGCCCAAGCTAGAGCGCGACAGGCCTTGCGGCCTGAGGAGGCTAACCCTGCTCCCACTCTGACAGAAGACGATCTGAATGGTCTTTCGCCGGATACCGCAACGTCCGGATTGGAGTGCGCCTTCTTCGAAGACATCGCCGTGTTCCAGTTCGAACGGCGCAATGGATCGCGATCAAGAATTGTCATGCGCGCCGCCATGCTCACGCTGTTCCGTCAGGCGTTGCGGCCTGCGATTCAGAAGATGCGGCCCCGTCTTCTTCCCACCCGCGATCGCTGCTGATCGAATATTTGACGGAACCATCAGCGTTTCGGCCAAGCTCCACTTTGCCTTCGGGCGCTTCGAAGCCCAGTGCTACCTCCAAAGAGTGCAGCGCCCGCGTCAATGATCGGACTGCTCGGCGAAGCTCCTTGGCATTGCCAAGGCGCAGCGTGACCATCTGTTCGCTCATGGCGCTCTCCTCTTGGCTTTGCACTGGCGCGTTGCGCGCGGCGATGCCACGTTGTCATTCGACGACGACGGCGTGTTGTCGTTGGCGCCGAGCGGCGGCAGGCGGAAATCGGCGCCCATGAAATCTTCGGGGCGCAGGTCGATGCCCTCGGCGCGCGCGGTCTTCAACAGCGGCATCTGCCAGCGCGCGGGGATATAGCCGCCTTCCATCCAGCCATAGGGCCGGCTGCGGCTGACCTTCAGCAGGCGCCGGACGTTGCCCGGCCCGCGGCACTTGTCGATGACGTGTTGAGCGACGTTCATGCCGCTATGTTCTTATTTTGAGAACATGCGTGTCAAGAGGAAAGTTCTGATTATCCGCACAGACACCCTTCGAGTCGGCCGCGATAATTCTGAAATGCAGAACAAGTGGCTGAAGCAACGCATTAGAGAACTAGGCAAGACCCAGATGGGCTTGGCTGCTGAACTCGGTTTGGCGCGGTCGGGTATCAACGCGATAATCAACGGCACCCGTCGAATCGCGAGTAGCGAGGTGCCGATCATCGCACGGTATCTGGAATGGCCCGCCGCCAAGGTGCTGGGCCTCATCTCAGATCCTTCCGGCTTCACGCCAAATGTCGACGAAGACACTCGCCCGCTTGCTGGCGTCCGCGTCATTGGCCAAGTTGAAGCTGGCGTGTTTCGCGATGCCCTCGAACTCCCCTACGATGAACAGTTCGAAATCGAGGTTCCGGTCAGTGCGACATATCGCACTTTGCCTCGCGCAGGGCTGATTGTGCGTGGCCCTTCAATGAATCGCGTTTATCCGGAGGGCACGATCCTGATCGTCGTTTCGGTGATCCACTTGGGCGAAGACTTCGACCCGCGCTCAGGTCAACGGGTCATCGTGCAACGTCGGAACAGAGAAGGCTGCGAAGCAACCGTCAAAGAGCTAGTGATCGACGACGACGGCCAAGCCTGGCTTTGGCCACGATCGAACCACCCGGAATTTCAGCAGCCCTGGCGTGTGCCGGATCATCATGATGGCGACGGCACAGTCGATGACGACAATGATGGCTTGCGCATAACTGGATTGGTCGTCGGTAGTTATAGACCAGAGTGATTAGTGCGAGTTCTTGCGCAGCCACTCCCGGAGCCGAAGAGCCTGCTCAAGGCCCGCGCTTGAAAACAGCACGTCGTATGGATAGTTGTACGGCCACCGGTAGAGACGAATTATAATCTGCTGGTTTCCGGTGAGCTGGTGCATGATCTTCTTCGATGTCGCTACGTCGAAGCATCGGTCGTCGAATGTAGTCCAGGGCTTGTTCTTTCCGATCCGCAGCATCGCTTCGCGACCGGGATAGTCGTCACCCAAGATGCAGACGAACTCATCCGTGATGAACAGGCCCCCGACACCATCCTCCGCGGCGTTGCGGCTGATCGAGCAACTCTTCTCGTCTGTCATTAGGTCGCGCGTGCAATCCACATCCCATATGTCGCGGCGGTTCCTAATCGGATCTTCGATGTCGACGTCGATCCGCGAGGCAACCTCTGCCCAAGCTTCAGTCATCGAATGGACGATTGGAAAGCCGTCGATCTTACCGAAGGCGAGGGAGTAGGCCTGATACGACTGCCCAGCCGGGTAGCTCTTGATCGATGTGTTGGGATACCTCGCACCCTGGTTTAGCACCGCATTTGGATCGGCCGCCTCGCACGGCACCGCAGCGGTCAAAGCGAATAGCAGCGCCGCGCCAAACCGAGCCCTCATCTTCCCCTCCCCTTGGGCGACCCCTTGCGAAATTCTATCAATGAACGGAAATTCCTATGTGTTCTTATAATCAGAACTTTTGGCTTGACTGTATGTTCTTGTTTTGAGAACATCCCCTCGCTCGCCCTCCCCCAGGGCGGCAACGCTGAGACGACTAGGGCCGGGTGCAAATCAGCTTCCCCCGAGCCGGCACCCGGCCCGTTCTTTGGAGACATCGATGCCGCTGACGAAGTTGCATTCCAAGACGGCCTGGCGCCGGGAGTTCAAGTCGCTCGCTTGCGCCGCGCGTCGCACGGCGGCCAAGCCGTCACTGTCGCACGATCAGCTGGTCGACCGAATTGCAAACGTGATCGTCGATCGCACCGCCGCCTCGGGCAGCTGCACCGAAGCGGATCTGGTCGCGGCCGGCTTTTCCGCCGAAGAGATCGCGCGGCACAAGGACGATGCCATCGCCCGCGCGCGCCAGGCCACGCATGCCACCTTGCATGACGGCCACTTCCCCGCGCCCGTCAAGCGCCGGGGGGTCCGCCGATGACCGCCGCCATCCTCGACTTCGCCCACGCCTTCTCCGCCCGCAGCATCGGCTGCGCGAAGCACGAACTCGTTCGCCACGTCACCGTCGACGAAGTCATTGGCCGCATCCCCGTCTATCGCATGGGCGAAGAGGTGACCGTCGCCGGCTGGCCCGGCATCGGCGTGATAACCGGCCACAAACTCGGCCGCTTCTTCGTCCAGTTCCCCGGCTGCACGGTCAACGCCTTCGCGGCGCAGCTGACGCCTGTGCGCTCGGTTCCCGCCAATGAGGGGCGCGCGTCATGACGACCTGGATTGAAACCCATACCGGCCGCCGCTTCGACATCATGGAGCCCGCCGCGCACATGATCGACGTGCGCGACATCGCCTGGGCCCTGACCAACATCAACCGCTTCAACGGTCACACGACACGGCCCTGGTCGGTCGCGCGGCATACCGAGCTCGTCGCCGACATTGCGGTTACGCTTTGCGCCGATATGGGCGTCGACGAAGCGCAGATGCCGATGGTCGCCGCCCATGCCTATCTGCACGACGCGCATGAAGCCTATATCGGCGATATCGTCTCGCCGCTGAAGACTGCGATGCGCAAGCATGGCATGCCGCTCTGGCCCATCGTCGACCCGATCGACCAGGCAATCCGGGATCATTTCGGCCTGCCCAAGCCCGTCGGCGAGATCCTGGCCATGGTCCGCGACGCGGATCTGATCGCCCTCGCTGTCGAGAAGCGCGACCTGCTGTCCGATCTGCCCTGGGAACAGAAGCTGCCGGCGGCGCCGGACCGTTTCACCATCGCCGACTATCCGCCGCGCAACCACCTGCGCTTCGCCGACGCCATGTCTTCGGCGATCGTCGCCGCTGGCGGGCGCAGGCCCGACATCGCCCGGATGGTGTCCGCCCAATGAACATGATGCCGAACGCGCGCCGGGCGCCCATGACGTTGCCGAAGCGCAACGCCATCGCGACCCTGCGTCAGCAGATCGGCGAAATCCGGCACGTCGCGGCTTTCACGGCCCGCACCGACCCGGAGCAGGCGGACCTGATCCGGGCGGACGCAGAAGTGCTGCAGGAAGCCATCAAAGTCCTGGAGAGGCGCTGACATGCAGGCCGACCACGAAGACGCGCTGAAGACGATCCGCGGGAAGCTGTGGGGCGCCTGGGGCCGCGGCGTCATCGATACCGACGAAGAAGCCGCGGTCATGGATCTGATGCGGGTCAGTCCCACCGCCCGGCGGCGCCACGTCACCTTGATCGACTTCCTGGAACGCTGCGCCGGCAAACCGCAGGCCGTCGCGGCGATCACCCGGTTTGATCGCTTCTGCCGCGACGAGGACCGCGGGCTGGCGCGTGTTCCATCGGAATGGGACCGCGCCTTCCACTTCCGTCTCGACGTGATCAGCGGCGGCATGCCGCTCGTTTCCGCAACCAGATAGGACCCTCCATGAAGATCGTTCTCGAGCGCGAGGATCTGTTGCGCGCGACCCAGGCCTTGAACCGCATCGTCCCGCGCAAGACCACGCTGCCCGTCCTGCAGATGGTCCGGATCGAAGCCGACAGCATCACGCATACCGTTTCGCTGCAGGGCACCGATATCGAGCGCTGGCTGGATCTGACGCTGCCGGCGACGGTCGAGAAGTCCGGCTCCGTCCTGGTGAGCGGACAGGCCCTCGCCCGCGTCGCCGCCGCCGCGCCGGAAGGCGCGCAGATCGAACTGAAAGCTGGTGATGCCCAGATCTCGGTGAAGGCCGGAACGGCCCGCTTCCGGCTCGCGATCTCCACCGACGAATTCCCCGCCGCGAAGAAGGTGGACGAAGTGGATTCGGCCGAACTCTCTGGCGCCAGTCTCGGCGCGCTGCTGCAGCCGCTGATCCCGGCGATCTGCACCGATGAAACCCGCCACTACCTGACGGGGGTCTTCCTCCAGACCCGCGAAGTCGAAGGCGGCGCGACGAATGAGTTCCGCCTGCATGCCGTTGCGACCAACTCCAATATGCTGGGCTGGGCTGCGATGCCTCTGACCGATGCCGACGTGCCGGCCTTGCGCGACGGGGTCATTGTGCCGCGCGATACGGTCGCCGTCTTGCCGTCCCTCTTCGCCGATGGGGACATGGTGCAGATCCGCGCCACATCGGCGCTGCTGTCCTTCTCCACCGGCCAGGTCGAATTCGTCACGCGCCTGATCGACGGAGAGTTTCCCCAGGTCGACCGCGTGGTGCCGGAAGGTTTCGAGGCAAAGGCCACTGCGACGGCGACCGAGCTCGCCGACCTGGTCAAGCGTCTGTCGCCTTTCTCCGAAGGCAACAAGGACGGGCGCGCGGTGCACGCCCTGTTCACCAGGGGCAAGGTCGTGCTGGCGGCGGGTCAGGGCGATCATAGCGGCCGGGCGGAATGCCCCATAGACTATGACGGCCCGGACTGCCCCTATGCCTTCGCCGACCGTCTGCTGCAGCCGGCCGTCGACGCACGGGAAAGCCAGACCCTCCGGCTGCAGCTGATGCCGGCCGGCAATCGATCGCCCATGATGCGCATCGACTATGACGACGCCCCGGGGCTGCCCTCGCTTTTCTTTCTGATCTCGACCCTGCGGGTGGCCATGCCGGACATCGCCAATGACAACGCGGGCGAAGAGGCGGCGGCATGACCCTGGCACAGGCGCAGATCCTTCACCGTCTGGCGGACCTGATCTGGAACCTGTCGTCCGGCCAAATCGAAGCCGGGCGGCTAAAACCTTCGGACGATGCCGGTCGGCAGTGGCTGCTGTCCCGTCACTTCCAGGACGACTTGCGCTTTGACTCCCTCGACCTGATCGAACTTGTGATGGAAGTCGAAGAGGAATTCGACATCGAAGTGGACGACGAAGAGGCGGAAGCCTGCCTGACCGTCCGCCAGGCGGTCGAACTGATCGATAGGAAGCTGTCATGAGCTCGTTGAACAAGGTCATGCTGATCGGCAATCTCGGGCGCGATCCGGAAATCCGGTCGACCCAGACCGGCGACCGCGTGGCGAACCTCTCGATCGCGACGTCCGAACGCTGGACCGATAAGCGCAGCGGCGAGAAGCGCGAGAAGACCGAATGGCACCGTGTCGTGGTCTTCAACGACAAGCTGGTCGACATCCTCGAGCGTTACGTCTCGAAGGGATCGAAGGTCTATCTGGAAGGCAAGCTTCAGACGCGGAAGTGGCAGGACCAGGGCGGCGAAGACCGCTTTACGACCGAGATCGTGCTAGCGAACTTCGACAGCAAGCTGGTGCTGATCGACGGCCGCCGCGGCGACAACGACAATGGCGGCGAGGATGCCGGCGGTCACGCCCCGGCACAGCGTCCGCCGGCGCATCATCAAGACCTCGACGACGACATTCCGTTCTGATGTCGCGCCCCCTTTTGCCAGATCGGCTGCGCACCGCGGCTATCGACAAGGAACCGGAAAGGCTTGGCGACGACCTTTTGTATGGCGCCAAGGCGATCCAGGAGGAACTGAAGCTGCGCAGCGTCAGGCAGGTCTATCACATGCGAGAGAAGGGCGCCGCGCCGATCTTCGAAATGGCGGGTATCGGGCTGGTCGCCCGGAAATCCACCCTCCGCGCCTGGATCAGGCGGCTGGAAGACGCAGTTGCCAACAGCAACGGCCGGCCCTAGCCTGATCCCTTTGGGGAGGGCTCATGGAAAAGATGCAGATCTCCGGCACCGTGAGTGGCCAATACAAGTATGTGGATGCCTGCCTCGGTTCCGTCTCCTTCGTCACAAATGGGCCGCAAGGCGGCGATGCCGGCCACGGCGGCTATCTGGAAGTGACATTCGACACCGCCAATTGCTCGACCGCGCTGGATGTGACCGTCGACGGCCGGCGCGCCGAGAACGTGCGAAGCGTCACGCTGCGCTTTGCCGGCGACGCGGAGATGCGGTCGGCGGCGGAGTGCTTCGAATTCCTGTCCCGCAAGCTCGCGGCGCTGCAGGGCCACCCCGACGAATGACCGATGCCGATCTATAAGCTCCGGCGACTGAACAAGGACGGCAGCATCAGCACGTTTTATCGCGCGGATGCGGGTGTCGATCCGATGACCGGGAAGCGGCGCCGCAAGGTCTTCGCCCTACGCGGCGATGCCGATTCATGGATCAAAAACCTCCCCAAGGAAGAGACAGCCGGCGACACCACGTTGAAGCGGCTGGGCGAGCTCTTCGTTGCCGATCGGAAGGCGGCCGGCCGGGAGAAGGGGACCTGGATCAAATACGAACAGCACTTCGCCTCGCATATCGGCGCGATCGTCCTGTCTGACGGCGAGTTGAAGGGCCGCACCCTCGCCGACGTGCAGATCGGCCGCCTGCGCCCGCGGCACATGATGCAGCTGAAGACCGATCTGGTGCGCACGCGTTCCCATGCGATGGCGCTGAAGGTCTGGTCCACCATCCGCGCCGCCTTCGACTTTGCCGTGGCGGCCGAGCTCGTCGAAGTGAATGTGGCCGCGGCGATCAAAATCGACCGGAAGCCGCGCCTGTCCGCGGATGACAAGGTCCTGATCCCGAGCAAAGCGGACATTGCCGTGCTTTACGACGGGCTGCAGCCTCGCCCAGGCGAGCCCCTGACCTTCGGCCAGGTCTTCGTGTTGACCATGCTGTCCAGCGGTCTGCGCCCGAGCGAGATGCGCGGCCTGCGCTGGCCGTCCCTCTCGATCGACGGAAATGAATACGCGGTCAAGGTGGTGGAACGCGTCGATTCCTGGAACCAGGTGGGCAGCCCGAAATCCGCCGCCGGCTTCCGCATCGTGCCCCTGCCGCCGTCGACGGCGCGCCTGTTGCGCGAATGGCGCCTGGCGTGCCCGAAATCGGCAAAGCGCGATCTCGTCTTTCCCACGGCCGGCGGCCACTACCAGAACCCCGCGAACATCCAGAACAGGATCTGGGTGCCGCTACAGAAGGCCTTGGGGCTCGCCGATGTCGTGCTGGATAAGGACGACCGGCCGATCGTCGACGCCGCAGGCAGGCCCGTCACGCGCCACCGCTACACGCTCTATTCGCTGCGCCATGCCTATGCGTCGATCCAGATCGATCTCGGTATGGATGCGAAGACCCTGCAGCACCGCATGGGCCACGCGAGCATCCAGTTGACGCTCGACACCTACGGCCACCTGTGGCGCGACCCAGACCGCGACGCCGCCGACATGTCGGCGATCGAAGGATGGTTTGCCGGGCTCCCGAAAGAGGCCTAGCATATGGTGATTCACCGGGGAGCATATCATGGGCAAGTTTCTAGGCGTCGCGACGGCGATTTCTCTCGCCGTGGTCAGCGCAACCGTTGCTGCGCAGGATAAGTCTGTCATCAACCCTGATGAACTGCTGTATCTGCAGGGTGGCGTTTTCATCACCGGGAAGCAGGCCGATCTCTCGACCGGCAAGGCGGCAGATTGGGAAAAGTTGGACAGCAAGTCGTCATGGGATGATGTGACGAAACAGCTGAAGTCGAGTGGCTGGAACGAAGACTATGTCAGGGCGATGCTGCCGCCCGGCCACAACTATGACCTCTATCGCCAGACGCCGGCGCCCGGCACCACCAACTATCTAGCTGTGCCCATCGATGGCGCCGCCGGCGCGAAGCCGGTCACATTCGTCGCGCCCGGCTTGGGCTTCGTCTACGGCAAGGGAATAGATGTGATCGCCGGAGAAGACGCCGAAAAGACAACAGTCGATGAAATCAAGAAGGTCATGTTCGACAAGATGATGGCGGCGATCGATGGTGTGTGCGCTATGGGCAAGCGGAAGCCGAAGACCGTTACCCTGACGATCGACGCCTTCTCCTTCCTCGTCGCTGAGGCCACCTGGGAAACGGCGGAGGCGTGCGCGCCATAGCTATAGCTGGCTTGGCTCTTGCGGTTCTATGCCGCCGATCTCGTCTTCGCGCGCCAGCCGCTCAGCCTTCTCACGCGTCTCGCGTTGCACGACAAGGTCAAGGCTGGCACCAGGCGACGAATGCGATGCCATCTTTTCGCGGACAACACGCCAGCCACTCTGCCTGAAGCTGTCTAGGATGCTGGCCGCGATTTTCCGACGATCATCTTCGGTCAGTCGCTCACGCCCTCGATCTCCCAGCCGCAGACAGCGCATGGCATCGAAGACATCGAATTCGAGATGGCTGTTGTCGATGAAGACCCACAT